TTACAATTGAATATAACTCAGGCGAGCAAGCCACTTACATAGCCCAACCGCCTGAGTGGGCAAAATGGGAAAAGCAAACAGGTCATACTATTAGCCAGGCAAAAGAAAAACTTGGCATGTGGGATCTGATGTTTTTAGCATATAACGCTCATAAGCGTGAAAGTGCTGGAAAGCCAGTAAAACCATTTGAGGTTTGGATGGAAACAGTCAGCGATGTAATAGTCGGTGATGCAGACCCAAAAGCCACCCAGCAGGAAGCCTAAGTAGATTATTGGTTGAGTTGGCAATAGCCACACAAATACCAATGAGCGAATGGGTTGATTCAGACGACATTTTGACAGCGATAGAAGTATTGGAGCAGAGGTATGGCAAGTGAAACAATTGCATACAATAAAAAAGATCTGCGCGATATTTACAAAGCGTTCAAACTTATGGATGAAACTGCAACTGATGAAGCTCGTCGTCAATCTGCTGCGCTGGCGTATTTTGCATCTGAGGAAATTAAGGTTGCAGCTCGCGGACGAACAAAGGCTGGCAAAGTTGCGCAGAGAGTCGCGGATGGCGTTAGCATCTCTAAATCAAGCAAGATCGGTGAGTTCAGTTATGGATTTGCCAGACAAAAGTTTTCAGGTGGTGCTAATACGCAAACCCTTTGGGGCGGTATTGAGTTTGGTTCAAATAAATTCAAACAGTTCCCTAGTTATTCAGGACGACAAGGTCGTGGATCTCGTGGATGGTTCATTTATCCAACCCTTCGCAGAATTCAGCCTGAATTGATTAATAAATGGGAAGAAAGTTTTACTCGCATCATTAAGGAATGGGTCTAATGGCAACCGGTAATCGCACGCTTAAATTATCAATCCTTGCTGATGTTGATGATCTCAAAAAGAAACTTGGCGAAGCTGATAAAGCCGTTGAAACCAATTCAAGCAAGATTAGTGAGTTTGGAAAGAAGGCTGCTGCCGCATTTGCCGTAGCTGCTGCTGCTGCCGTTGCCTATGGCACTAAATTAGCCATTGATGGGGTTAAGGCTGCAATAGAGGACGAACAGGCACAATTAAGGTTAGCTGCTGCATTACGAAGCGCTACAGGGGCAACTGAGGGTCAAATAAGGGCAACTGAGGATTTCATATTACAAACATCTCTAGCCACAGGCGTTGCAGACGATCAACTTCGTCCAGCCATGCAGAGATTGGCAGTATCTACAAAAGATACCGGTGAAGCCCAAAGATTATTGGCTTTGGCTTTAGATATATCTAAGGGTCGTGGAATTGAATTAGAAACTGTTGCCAATGCTTTAGGTCGAGCACAAGATGGAAATACAGCTGCTTTAGGTCGATTAGGTTTAGGTCTAAGCAAGGCTGAATTATCAACCCTTACATTTACAGAGGTTCAGACAAGATTATCTGATTTATATGGTGGAGCAGCAGCTGACAATGCTGACACATTTCAAGGAAAGATCGATCGCCTAAAAGTAGGATTTGATGAAGCCAAAGAATCACTTGGTGTTGCATTATTACCAGCAGTTGAGCAATTTATTTCATTCTTAAATGACACAGGCATCCCAACACTTAATGCGTTTATTGCAGGCTTGACTGGCGATCAAGGACTTAATAATTCACTAAACGAAACCCAAAGAAGCGCACAATCATTTGGTAAAGCAATTGGTGTTGTGTCTGGCATCATTTCAGGATTTATCACATTCTTGCGTGAAGCAATTGGCTTGGTCGTATCTTTAGCCAATGAATTAATTAGAGCTGTAAATATCATTCCCGGAGTCAATATAGGATCTATTGGTAATCCTGCTCCATCTGCCAGCCGATCATCACTTCCAAATGTGCCAACTCCAAGCGGATCAACTTTTGGTGGTAAGGGTATGGGTCAAATAAATAACATTACAATTAGTGGCGCATTAGATCCTGAGGGAACTGCTCGAACTGTTGCAAATTATCTAAACAGCCAATCAGCGAGAAGTGTAACTGCTCTAAGGGATAGATAATGACAGTTTTTACACCTGATTGGAAATTAACTGTCGGTGGGGTTGATTATACTGATATAACCATTTCAGATGTTCAGCACACAGCAGGGCGATCTGACATCTACCAACAACCACTTCCATCTTATATGCAAGTTACGCTCGTTGCATTAAATAATCAAACATTACCTTTTGACATAAATGATTCATTTGATTTACAAGTAAAAGACTCAAGCGGATCTTATGTTAGTTTATTTGGTGGCGATATAACAGATGTAATTGTTTCAGTAGGTGCAACAGGTCAAATTGCAACAGTTATTCAATACACCATTTTGGCTATGGGAACATTAACAAAATTAACTAAAGAAATTTGGGATGATAATATTTCTCAAGATGAGGATGGTAATCAAATCTATGCAATCCTTTCAAACATATTACTTGGAACTTGGAACGATGTGCCATCAGCTACAACTTGGGCAACTTATGATGCAACCGAAACTTGGGCTAATGCAGTCAATTTAGGACTTGGAGATATTGACCAACCTGGTCTTTATACCATGACTGCTCAATCCACAACTGTTGACACTATTTACAATATTGTTTCAGATATTGCCAATTCTGCATTCGGATATATTTATGAGGACAATCAAGGCAATATTGGTTATGCAGATGCAGACCATAGACAGAATTATCTTTTAACAAATGGTTATGTTGAATTAGATGCTCGCCATGCTTTAGGTCAAGGCTTATCTACAATTATGCGTTCAGCAGATGTTCGTAATGATATTTTTATCAATTATGGCAACAATTACAATTCACAAGTAACTGCTATTGATGCAGCTTCAATTGCGTTATATGGCTACAAATCTGAAAGCATAAATTCTAGGGTTCAGGGCGCTGTCGATGCTCAGGCTATTGCCGACCGATACATAGATCAAAGAGCTTATCCAGTTCCAGCTTTCCAATCGATCACATTCCCAATTACTAACTCTGAAATCGATAATGTAGATCGGGATGATTTACTTGGTGTATTCATGGGAATGCCAGTTCACATTCAAAACCTACCAAGCCAAATATCCGGTGGAGATTTTGAAGGTTATGTTGAGGGCTGGTCATGGAGCACTCGGTTCAATGAACTGTTTCTAACAATTAATGTTTCTCCAGTCGCATTTAGCCAAGTGGCGATGCGTTGGAATACAACCCCAGCCACAGAGGCATGGAACACTTTAAGCAACACTTTGACATGGGAATACGCTACAATCGTATCCTGAGAATAGGACAATATGGCAACCACTACTAATTACAGCTGGACGACACCGGATGACACCGGTTTGGTCAAAGATGGCGCAGCTGCTATTCGCACTCTTGGATCATCAATTGATACCACCACAAAAGCATTAAACCCATCAACAACTCTTGGTGATCTTGAATATCGTTCATCGACAGCGAACACAAATACAAGATTGGCATTGGGAACTGCTGGACAGCGATTAACTGTTAATTCAGCCGGAAATGCTCCAGAATGGCAAACTCCAATTGCATTTTTAGCAGAAATTAGTACTGGTCAAAGTATTAACAGCGGAACAATTACAAAAGTTCAATTTGACACAGAAGTAATTGATAATGCTTCTGCTTATGATCCAACAACAAATTATCGATTTACAGTTCCAACTGGTCAAGGTGGTAATTATTTAATTGGTTTTGATGTTGCTTGGGGTGTTTATTCAGCAGGTCATCAAACCATTATGTACATTTACAAAAATGGAGCAGCATACGAAAGCCCTGCATTTCCATTTAGAGATGGCAGTTCAGATGTTGTAAGCACATCATTCCAAAAAGTTGTTGCATTAGCTGCTGGTGATTATGTTGAGGCTTATGTGCAACACAATCGAGGCGTTGCAGCGACACTTTACAATCCTAACGCTAGTTTCTGGGGGCATAAAATATGACAACTCTTTATGAAAAAATTATTGAAACATATCCTGAATTAGAAAATGCTATTGAATTAAAAAATGGCACAATTATTATTCAAGATGATAGCGATGGCAAGGGAGCATATTTAGCCAAGTGGGATTATTCCAAAGAAATTCCTGCTGGCATAAATCTTGGCAAATCAACATCAAGTAAAAAATAATTTGATTAATGAAGCCTTATTTATCTAAAGCTGCTGAAACATTACGCGATCAAATAAATGGAGCGTTTGTGGGTCGGAGCAGGAAAGCTGATGGATGGATCGGCGATAGTAAGCATTCATCTAGAAAATCCGATCACAACCCACGACCTGATGGAGAAGTTTGCGCGATCGACATTGACGCTGGCTTATCTGACCAACAAGGGGTTAGTTATGATTTGGCAGATCAGCTTCGACTCGCAGCAAAAAAAGATAAGCGTATATCTTACATAATTTTTAGCAGAAAAATCTGCTCAAAGAAATCATTATGGCGCTGGGTTGCCTATAAGGGTTTGAACCCACACGAAAAACATTTACATATTTCTTTCAAGCCAAATCAAACAGGCGAGAAATTCGACATCCCACTACTGAAAGGCAATTAATGAAACTGACCAAAAAACACAAAGCAGCAATTAAGTCATATCTGAGAGCTGTAGCAGCTAGTGGAATAACAGTAGCCTTAGCAATAGTGGCTGACATACATCCAGCCTATGCAACTCTACTTGGCGCTGTTGTTGCGCCTGTTGCCAAAGCATTAGATCCAAAGTCCGGAAGCGAAGTTGATTATGGATTGTCCGAAAAATGAGTCCAAACGAATGGGTCGCATTTGGCGTTGGCGTTTGCAGTATCGCGACCGCTTTATTGCTGGCTCTACGCTGGGTTATTAAATCTTACCTTTCAGAGCTAAAACCAAATTCAGGCTCATCTATGAAAGACCAATTATCTCGACTAGAAAAGCGTGTCGATGAATTGTTTGTTTTAATTAGTAAGCGATAATTTATTTTATGGCGAACACACGAAAGCGAACCACACGAAAAAAAGTCAATCGTCGTCGAGTTCGCCACACCCCTGAACCATTAACGAAGTTAGATCAATGGTATATAGCAAAGCATGAAATGTTTAGAGCTGCACGAAAGGCTGGATTTTCTGAGTCTGTTGCGCTTTATTTAATGGATAATCCTGAATCAATGCCTGACTGGATTGTAGGCGATCAAGGCATTATCCCAACTATTCCAACTCCAGATGAGGATGACGATTAAGCGATACTTGGTTATTTCGGATTTACAAATCCCATACCACCATGAAGTAGCAGTTAAGAATGTCATTAAGTTAGCAAAGAGGGAGCGGTTTGATAGTGTCCTTTGTGTTGGCGATGAAATCGATTTTCAAACAATTAGCCGATGGGCTGAAAAAACACCTTTGGCTTATCAGCAGACCCTTGACGATGATAGGTCAGCTACTCAAGAAATCCTTTGGGCGTTAACCGAGCATTCAAAACAAGCTCACATAATTAGATCAAATCATACAGATAGACTTTATAACACTTTATTAAAAGTGCCTGGCTTAATCAGCCTACCTGAATTGCAATACGCCAAGTTTATGCAATTTGATGATTTAGGTATAACTTTTCATAAACAATTTTACGAATTTGAAAAAGGCTGGATCTTGGCGCATGGCGATGAAGGCAACATGAATCCTAACGCTGGACAGACTGCCCTAAATCTTGCCAAAAAGGCAGGAAAGAGCGTGGTTTGTGGTCATACCCATAGGCTAGGTATGTCAGCCTACTCAGAGGGTCTATATGGGGCTTATAGACCCCTTTATGGGCTAGAGGTGGGCAATCTTATGAACCGCGCCAAAGCCTCTTACACAAAAGGCTTGGCTAATTGGCAAATGGGCATTGCTGTGCTGGAGTGGAATGGCAAGAATATGACCCCAACCATTATCCCAATTAACAAAGATGGCAGCTTTACTTATAATAGGAAGTCTTATGGGGCGTGAAACCGATTATCACGAACGCACGATTGATGACCATATCGACGATCTTGAGGATATTGGCGTTATCTAATCGTTATAAAACACGCCGTAAGTAGTTAACCAACTGTCCTTGCTTTAAGTCATACTTTCTGTATCAGACATCCGTCTGGTATTAGGGA